TTTCTCCACTTTTAACTGGACATACTCTATGCCATACAAAACTAGGAAATACAACTAAAGATCCTTTAGGTAATATTTGTTTGCATTTCATAATGTTGGGTTTTTTATCTGGATCCATATTTCTAAAATCAAACTCTAGCTCACCACCTTTGTAATCTTTTGGATCTGATAATGTTACTGTTACAGATAACTTTCTAATTTTACCATGTGATGGGTCATTCGGATGTTGTCTAACATAAGGTTTATCCCAACTATCACAATGCCAATCATAGTATTGACCTTTTTTATATTTTGTAAACTGACAAGACTCACTAAAATCCCACTCAAAATTCCAACCTGCATTTGCGTTTGCAGTATGAATATATGGTTGTATTTCTTTATAGATCCATCTATCATTCATCCAAACAATATTAGAATCTCTTTTTGTTTTTAAATCTTTAATTTGTTTTTGATTTAATTTTTTATCACCATAACCACCAGTGACCGCCATTTGATCTTGCATTTGATGACCATACTTTACAATATCATCACAGATTCTAGAAGGCACTGCTGATTGAAAATACCAATAATAATTTGTTAAATTCATATTCTTTCTTTTACCACCATAAAAATAATATATCTATTTTTAAGAAACTGTCAATGTTCCAGAAACTGTAAACTTAGCTATCTTATCTCCACCAGGATGAGTTGAAAGTGTATTTGTACAAGGTGTTACTGCAAAAGTTCTAGAACTTGGTGCTCTTACAACTACGATACCTGGTCCACCTGCTTGACCACCGGGAGTATTACATTTACCAGCACCACCACCTCCACCACCAGTGTTATCTCCACCAGCAGATCCTGCATTTTGTCCTGGTCCCGAACTTCCTCCAGTTCCACCACCACCTGATCCTCCAGCTCCACCAGCACCTACACCTGTTGGAGGGCCCCCTATACATGCTCCACCACCTCCACCACCTCCAGCATAGGTTGTGCATGGTCCTAAAATATTATTTGCAACTCCAGCTCCACCAGCTCCACCAGCAGAGGTAGCACCACTAGTAACAACTGCTGATCCAGCAGCTCCAGCTCCACCACCACCTGATCCTGAAAATCCACCAGTATTAGGTCCTGATTTAGGGTTAGTCCCACCTGGATTACCTTGAGGTGGACTTACGGGAGGTACGTTACCTGATCCTCCAGGAGTTGCTGATCCTGTTCCACCAACAGATATTGCTCCACCACCAGAACCACCATCAGCTCTACATGTACCTCCACCAGTGCTAGTTATAGTTGAAAATATAGAATCAACACCATTGTTTCCAACAGCACCACCTCCTCCAACAGTTATAGTATAAACCCCTGAATCTAAATTTAACGCTGATCCTCGAAGTGGACTTGGTCCATATCCTGATGCACGATAACCTCCAGCTCCACCACCACCGTTTGCATATCCAGTGCCACCGCCACCACCTCCAGCAACTACTAGATAGTCAAAAACTTGTCCTAAATTTATAGTGCCATCTGGCCATGTTCCTTGTTGCTTGGCTTGAAATTGACTTTGCATTGACCACACACCACTTGCTTTACTTAATTCTTTTACGATGACTATACCTGAACCACCTGCTCCACCTGATCCTGATGGATTTCTTACACCTCCTCCACCACCGCCAGTGTTACATGTTCCAGCACCACCATTAGGAGCAGGGTTTGCTCCACCTCTTCCACCACCTCCTGGTCCTGGATTTCCTCCAGTACCACATTGAACTGTTCCACCACCTCCACCTGCATATAAACCTGAATTAGGTAAACCTGGTCCCATTACAGGAGTAACATCTTTTCCTGCACCACCTGCACCTGTTGCACAGGCTGCACCTGGTCCACTACCATCTGGATAATCTCCAACAAAACCTGCTGCGCCAGCACCACCACCGCCACCACCTCCAGTGTTACCACCACCTGCATCTGGGTTTCCTGTTTGACATCCACTACCACCTGCATTTCCAAAACCAAATGTTCCAGAAGCTCCACATTGTGTAGGTTGTGTAGCACATCCACCAGCAACTCCTGGAGGAACTGCATCTCTTCCAACGCCACCACCAGAACCACCATCACCACCACATCTATTAGGAAAGCCTCCACCTGGTCCACCACCTCTACCTCTTAAAAATGCTGGAGTCCCTGGTGCAATACTTGAATCTGCCCCAGAAGCACCTGCTGAACCTCCACCACCTATTGTTACAGTGTAAGGTGTATTTCCACAAACTTGTATTCCAGGGTGTAAAACCATACCACCACCGCCACCACCACCGCCAGCGTTAGCACCACCACCTCCACCACCACCGACGATTGTCATAGCCGCTATTGTAGTTCCTGGTTGAGTTGTGATTGTTCCTGATGATGTTTTAGTTGTAACTGTACACTTTCCAAACGAAGTCTTATTCGTTTTTCCAATTATACCACCATTTGCTGAGCCAG